ACTTTCTTTCTTTTGTTCAATCTGTCTGGCCTGCTTTTATTTATGGCAGACATCACGCACTCATGGCGCAAAAATTTGAGGATATCGCTAATGGAAAATCTAGACGCCTTATTATTAATATGCCTCCCCGCCATACTAAGTCTGAGTTTGCCAGCTACTTATTGCCCGCCTGGTATCTTGGGAAATTCCCTGATCGAAAGATTATTCAGTGTTCAAACACCGCAGAACTAGCCGTAGGCTTTGGACGAAAGGTTCGTAACTTAGTAGCCTCGGAAACGTATTCCAAGATATTCCCAAACGTCTCTCTCAGGTCAGACTCTAAGGCCGCGGGTCGCTGGGCAACCAATGAAAACGGCGATTACTTCGCTATTGGTGTCGGCGGTACTGTGACGGGTAAAGGCGCGGACTTACTGATTATTGACGATCCCCACTCGGAACAAGAAGCTGCACTTGCCGCATCCGACCCAACAGTCTTTGACAAAATCTTTGAATGGTATACCTCTGGACCAAGGCAACGTCTTCAGCCTGGTGGTTCGATTGTCGTGGTGATGACCCGCTGGGCAAAAAGAGACCTTACAGGAAAGATCTGCCAATCCATTATAGATAGAGACGGAGACGTCTGGGATATTATTAGCCTCCCAGCGATTCTTCCCAATGGCAGACCACTCTGGCCTGAATTCTGGAGCTTGGATGAATTAACCAAACTGCGCGATGAACTGCCTCTTTCCAAATGGCAAGCCCAGTATCAACAAGACCCAACCTCAGAACAAGGCGCCCTAGTCAAACGGGAATGGTGGCAAGTCTGGGAAAGTGAAAGACCGCCAGTCTGTGAATTTGTAATCCAGTCTTGGGACACCGCCTTTACTAAAAATGAACGGTCAGACTACTCGGCATGCACGACTTGGGGTGTATTTCACAAAGACGAAAACCCTGACGATGTAAATATTATTTTGTTAGACGCTCTAAAAGAACGGCTAGAGTTCCCTGAATTAAAGCTACGAGCCATGGAAATGTATAAGGAATGGGAGCCTGATGCGTTTATCGTGGAGGCAAAAGCCTCTGGTGCGCCACTTATATTTGAGCTAAGATCCATGGGAATACCAGTGCAAGAATTTACACCAACCCGTGGTAATGACAAGATCTCCCGTGTAAACTCTGTAGCAGACATGTTTGCATCAGGAAAAGTATGGGCGCCAAGAAAGCGCTGGGCCGAAGAAGTCATTGAAGAATTGGCTGCTTTCCCCAATTCCGACCACGATGACTTGGTGGACTCAAGCACACAAGCCCTTTTGCGTTTTAGAAAAGGCGGGTTTATCCGATTACAAACAGACGAGGAAGACGAGGTTCAATACTTCAAGTCTAAACGAGCAGTCAGTTACTACTAAGGAAATATTATGGCTATTGAAAAATCAATGTACGCATTACCCCAAGGACTTGAGGCAGCTGCTGCCACTATGGAGCCAATCGAAATTGAAATTGAGGATCCAGAGTCTGTCAAGATTGGGATCGATGGCTTAGAAATTGAAATAGAACCTAAAGAAGAAACCGCAGAGGATTTTGACGCTAACCTTGCAGAATACCTAGACAAGGGTCAACTAGCCGAAATTTGCGGTGATTTACTTGGCGATGTAGATGCTGACATTAGCTCCCGTAAAGAGTGGATGCAGACCTACACAGACGGCATTGAGCTTCTCGGAATGAAAATTGAAATCCGTTCGGAGCCATGGGAAGGCGCTTGTGGCGTTTATCATCCACTTCTCTCCGAAGCCTTGGTTAAGTTCCAAGCGGAAACTGTCATGGAAACTTTACCTCCAGCTGGACCCGTAAAGACCCAAGTCATTGGGCGGGAAACCCCAGAAAAAATGGCAGCATCAGATCGTGTTCAAAAGGACATGAACTACCAGATTACCGATGTGATGGTCGAATATCGCCCTGAGCATGAGCGTATGGTCTGGGGCCTTGGACTTTCAGGTAACGCCTTTAAGAAAGTTTACTTTGACCCTAACCTAAACCGCCAAGTCTCCGTCTTTGTTCCCGCTGAAGACTTGATTGTTCCGTATGGCGCCTCGGACTTACAGACCGCTGACCGTGTAACCCACGTTATGCGTAAGACCGAAAACGAATTAAAGAAACTCCAAGTCGCTGGTTTTTATCGAGACGTTGATCTTGGAGATCCCGTTAACACATTTGATGATGTAGAAAAGAAAATTGCCGAGAAGATGGGTTTTCAGGCAACTACAGATAATCGGTATAAACTCCTAGAAATCCAAGTAAACCTCGACATTGCAGGTTTTGAGGACAAAGATGAAGACGGCAAATCAACAGGAATTGCTCTGCCGTACATTGTCACCGTTGAAAAAGGATCGCAGACCGTATTAGCGATTCGTAGAAACTGGAGACCAGAAGATGAGACTAAACAGAAAAGAAATCATTTCGTCCATTATGGGTATGTTCCAGGCTTTGGCTTTTACTGCTTTGGCCTTATTCACCTTGTCGGCGCTTTTGCTAAGTCTGGTACTTCTATTATCAGACAACTTGTCGATGCAGGTACATTATCGAATCTGCCAGGTGGCTTTAAAACACGAGGTCTGCGAATTAAGGGAGACGATACCCCAATCTCCCCAGGTGAGTTTAGAGACGTAGACGTTCCCTCTGGCGTACTAAAAGACAACATCCTCCCGCTTCCCTACAAAGAGCCAAGCCAAGTTTTATATAGCTTACTCGGTACCATCGTAGAAGAAGGACGTAGATTCGCCTCGGCTTCCGACATGAAGATTGCCGATATGTCGGCCAATACCCCAGTGGGTACAACTCTGGCTATTTTGGAGAGAACCTTAAAGGTTATGTCAGCAGTTCAAGCCCGTGTTCATTACTCCATGAAACAAGAGCTAAAACTCTTAAAAGACATCATTCGTGACTACACCCCTGACGAATACAACTACACGCCAGACGTTGGCAATCGTTTTGCCAAACAGTCCGACTACGATAACGTAGACGTAATTCCTGTTAGCGATCCTAACGCAGCAACGATGAGCCAGAAAGTGGTTCAGTATCAGGCTGTTTTACAGTTAGCCCAGCAAGCTCCACAGTTATACGATCTTGCCCAGTTGCACCGCCAGATGCTAGAAGTCTTAGGAATTAAAAACGCCAAGAAATTAGTTAAGCTAGAAGACGATCAGCTACCAGAAGACCCTATTACAGAGAACATGAACATTATGAACATGCGCCCTGTTAAGGCTTTCTTGTATCAGGACCACGAAGCGCATATTCAAGTTCATATGAGCGCTATGCAAGATCCCAAAATTGCTGCCATTGTGGGTCAAAATCCCCAGGCGCAAGCCATTAGAGCAGCTGCTATGGCTCATATTCAAGAGCATTTAGCCTTTGCCTACAAGAAACAAATGGAAGAAATCATGGGAATCTCGTTGCCAGAAGATGGGCAAGAAGAATCAATCCCAAGAGATATGGAAGTCCAGATCTCACAAATGGCTTCACAGGCAGCCGATGTGCTTTTGCAACGCAACAAGACCGAAGTTGCAGCGCAACAAGCTCAAATGGCAGCCCAAGACCCAGTCATTCAGATGCAAGCGAAGGAACTTGAACTCAAACAGGCCGAGGAACAACGCAAAGCAATGAAAGACCAAGCCGATGTAGCAACAGATGCTGCTCGCTTGGAATTAGAAAGGGAAAGAATCGCCTCCCAAGAACGAATTGCTGGCGCTCAGATTCTGGCAAAAACAGAAAAAGACGCCATGGAAGTCGAAATTAAACGGATGCAAGAACTTTCCAAGATGCAGCAGTTCAATAAACCTCAAACAGGGAAAAAATAGTGGATAAAAACTTGGATTACCTCTTAAATGAATACAAAACCCGTATCGATATGCTCCAAAAAGCTATTGCAGCTGGAAATTGTGCTAATTACGAGGAGTATAAGTACGCTTGCGGACAGATTCGAGGTCTAGAATCCGCTTGTTTAACCATAACAGACCTCAAACAACGAATGGAGAATTTTGATGAGTGAATTACTAATCGGCTCAAATCCCGATGACGTAACAAAAGTAACAACTCTGCCTCAAACAGCAGAAGAAAAAGCAAGACAACTACCTGAACCCTCTGGATATCGCATTTTGTGCGCTATTCCTGAGATTGATGAGACTTACGAGAGCGGAATCCTCAAATCGGATGCCACGATGCACTACGAAGAAGTTTTATCAACGGTGTTTTTTGTCGTAAAAATGGGTCCTGATTGCTATAAGGACGAAACTCGTTTCCCTTCTGGGCCATGGTGCAAAGTGGGCGACTTTATTCTAGCCAGACCAAACTCTGGCACACGACTAAAGATCCACGGACGTGAATTTAGGATTATTAACGATGATTCCGTAGAAGGACTCGTTGAAGATCCCCGCGGCATAACCAGAATTTAAGGAGAAAATCATGCCTGATATTCAAATGACGGAATATAAATTCCCAGATGAACCAGAAGATAAGGTAGAAGAATTAGAGCCTATTGAAATTGAGATTGAAGACGATACACCCCCAGAGGACAAGGCAAATGCAGAGCCTATGCCAAAGGAAATCGTTGAAGAGCTCGATAAAGATGACTTAGAGGAGTTCAGCGGAGAAGCAAAGAAGAAGTTGTTGCAGATGAAAAAGGTCTACAACGATGAACGCAGAGCAAAAGAGGCTGCTGACAAAGAACGTCAAGAAGCTGTTGATTTTGCTCAAAAAATCATCGAAGAAAACAAAAAACTTAAAAACAGGCTAACAACTGGTGAGCAAAGTTTAGTTTCTAGTTACAAAGAAAACATAACTCGCGAACTAGAAGAGGCTAAACGGTCTTATAAAGAAGCTTATGACTCTGGCGATTCTGAGCTTTTAGTAAATGCCCAAGAAAAGTTAACTGAAGTCAAATTAAAATCTCAGGAATTAGAAAGATATAAACCTGAATTTTCAGAAGAGGCTTTACAATCTCAAGAAAATGATGTAAAAATACCTCAACCTCAACGTTTGGACTCAAAAACCCAAGCGTGGCTGGACAAAAACAGCTGGTATGGGGTAGATGAAGATATGAGCTACCTAGCAATGGGTGTTCATAGACGCTTGGAAAGAGAAGGAGTTCCGATAGGATCTGACCACTATTTCAAGTCGATTGACACAGAAATGCGTCAAAGATTCCCAGAGAAATTTGGGAATTCCGAAGAGACCAAAGACTCTTTCGAGGTAGAGGCCAAACCCTCTGCAAAAACTAGTAAACCGAGCACGGTGGTTGCGCCAGCGACTAGGTCTACCTCTCCAAAAAAAGTCAGACTTACGCCAACGCAGTTACAACTGGCAAAGAAATTTAATCTAACACCAGAGCAATATGCTCGTGAACTAACTAAACTGGAGTCCCAAAATGGCTGAAAACAGAAAACCTCGTGAAGTAGAAACCCGTCAACAAGAAATGCGGCCCCAGCAGTGGAAACCGCCTGAATTGTTGCCAGAACCCGACAAGCAAGCAGGATTTGCTTATCGGTGGATCAGAGTAGCTACTTTAAACACCGCGGATCCCCGCAATCTATCTGCCAAACTCAGAGAAGGATGGGAACCTGTACGTGTTGAGGAACAACCGAAGTTTGCACTGCTAATCGACCCTCAAAGTCGTTATAAAGACAACATTGAGATCGGTGGGTTGTTGTTATGCAAAACCCCAATTGAGTTTGTAGATCAGCGTAATCAATATTATTCTAATCAAGCAGAAGCTCAAATGGATGCTGTAGACAACACTCTTATGCGCCAGAACGATCCTCGTATGCCTCTCTTTAATGAGAGAAAAACTGAGATAAGTCGTTTTGGAAGAGGTTAATTTTTTAAACTTAGGAGATTTATTATGGCTTATCCAAGCGTAACAGCTCCCTACGGCTTACGCCCAATCAACAGCGTGGATGGCAAACCCTACGCTGGTGCAACCCGTCAATTGCCAATTGCGAGTACTTATAACACTCCAATTTTTAACGGGGATATTGTAGCTTTAGTCGATGGCGGCACTATTGCAGTATCAGGCGTTACAAACGACTCTACAACTTCAGCTGCTAACTACACTTATGGTGTATTTATGGGCTGCCAGTATGTAAATGCTCAAGGTCAAACAGTTCAAGCTCAGTACTACCCAGGTAATGCTGCTGCAACATCTGCTATTGGCTACATTGTTGACGATCCTATGGCTGCTTTTCAGGTAGCTGTTGTATTTGCAAACAGTGTTGTAACAACCGTTAACCAAAGCATTGTTGGTGTAAACATGGCAATCGACCAAGGTACAGGTAGCACTATTACTGGTAACTCTGGGTTTGGTGTTCTTGTTGCTACCAATGACGCAGGTAACGCAGCAACCTTGCCAGTTCGTGCTGTCTCTGTAATTCCAGAAACCGCTACTGGTACAAACGCCTTCACTGAAGTAGTAGTGAAGTTGAACAATCCGCAAATTCTCCGAGCTACTGGCTTGGATTATGCAGCCTAATAGGAGCTAAAAAATGGCTATTTCTCGTGCCCAACTACTTAAAGAGCTCCTCCCAGGCCTGAATGCTTTGTTCGGTTTGGAGTATGCTCGCTACGGTGAAGAACATAAAGAGATCTATGAAACAGAGACCTCTGAGCGTTCTTTTGAAGAAGAGACCAAGCTGTCTGGCTTCTCAGCTGCACCAGTAAAAAACGAAGGCTCTGCCATCGCTTATGACAATGCACAAGAGGCTTTCACAGCTCGCTATACCCACGTAACGATTGCTCAAGGTTTCTCCCTAACGGAAGAGGCTATTGAGGACAACTTGTATGACAGCCTATCTGGTCGTTATACCAAGGCGTTAGCTCGTTCCATGGCGTATACCAAGCAAGTTCGTGCTGCTTCTGTATTAAATACTGGCTTTACTGCCACTACTGGCGGTGATGGTCAGCCTTTATTCAGTGCAAGCCACCCCTTGGTTTCTGGCGGTACTAACAGTAACATCCCAACAACCCCTGCTGACCTTAACGAGACTTCTTTGGAAGCCGCTGTTATTCAAATCAGCTTATGGGTAGACGAGCGTGGACTGTTAATTGCTTCTAAACCACGTAAGTTGATTGTGCCACCTTCACTACAGTTCGTTGCAACTCGTTTGCTAGAAACCGAACTCCGTGTTGGTACAGCCGACAACGACATTAATGCAATTAAGAACAATGGTTCGATTCCAGAGGGTTACACCATTAACCACTATCTGACCGACACCAATGCTTGGTTCTTGTGCACTGATGTACCTAACGGTATGAAGCACTTTGTTCGTACACCACTCCAGAATTCTATGGACGGTGACTTCGACACAGGCAACGTACGTTATAAAGCACGTGAGCGTTACTCATTTGGATTCTCGGATCCATTGGGAATGTTTGGTTCCGCAGGAGCCTAAAAATCGGGGGGAGAAATCCCCCCTTTTTTATTTGTTTGTAGTAAGATTTAAACATCTGGGTAAATCGCTTATCAAACTGCCCCAGCAGACGCATACACGATTGATAAGCTGAACTTTGTATGAAGGACAATTTAAAATGGCAAGAACTACTTTTTCAGGCCCAGTGCGGGCTGGTTATCAAGGCGGAGACGCAAGCGCACAACAACCTTTAACTCCTACCACTATTAATTCAGGAACTGTAATTTCAGTTGATGAAGGAACGGCAGCTTCTGGCTTTTATTCTCGTGTAATGCCAACCACAGGTTTTGGCTCAAGCAGCTATTTAACTCCTGGCGAGGCTTTCTCTGTATTTGGTCGTGTCCAGTGTGGCGCTCCTTTCGCTGTGGCTCCTTCTACTACTTTTAACCACATGGCTGGTACAGTAGGTGAGTTTGCAGTTATTGGCACATATGCTAACAACGGCTTAATGGCTGGTGTAATGGGTACTATTAATACTAATACCCTGTCAGGCGATGCTGCTGTTATGGCGTTTATGGATGGCGATTCTGGTGTAACTACCGCTCGTTGCGCTTTTGGTGTTGCAATGGCTCAAACCACAGCTGGTTCTGGTTTTGAGTATGGTATTGATCTGAAGATGCAAGACCCTGTACTTGATGCTGGCGGTCCTTCTGGCGTTAGACCATATACCAAAGCTAACATCCGTATGGAAGATGACGTTGTAGTTATGGTTGACGCAGGGGCTCCTACAAACGGTACTACTGGTGATAACTTCGCAGGTACGGGTTCTTTATATGTTGATTCGACCGCTGGTAAGTTGTATATCAATACTGGCGCAATCAGCAACCCAACCTGGGTAGTTGTTGGTACTCAAACCTAATGTTGACTCATAAAGACCCAGAAGT